TCAATTAGTGGGAACAGGAAACAAGACATCACATTTAACATAATATACATTATGCGCGGTTAGGTCATGCCCGTGGCTAGGGGCCAGGAACACCGCAGCCACAAGGGCTACAGCCGTGCCGGCTCCTTTGGTGTAGTTCGACAGTATGTTGTACCAGGCCTTTTTCAGCTCGGGATCGGTTGCTCTGATGGCGGCCAGACTTAACAGCACTTCCTGCACGTCCAGGCCAATTTCCTCGGCAAGCTTTTTCGCTGTTGTATCAGTGAGTTGTACCTTGCCCGTGGTCAGACTGGAGATGTGAGACTTGGTAAAACCTAGCTCAGCGGCTACTTGCTGGTACTGGCTGAATTTTTTGGCCCTCATATAGGCCTGAATCAGTGCTTTAGAGTCCATCTGACTGTCTCCTGACTTTTTCGACTGGGCATATAACACACCTATTAGGGCTAAAAGTCACCCGTTGTTAGTTAGATTTAGTTCTGATTCAATCTGGTTAGTTCATAATAAATCTGACCAACACATGACCCACTCTAGCCCACAAAACCCTGATTTGCCTGCGCTCACTGAGCGCAAGGTCTATTGGCAGGCAGAACCGACCGGCGATCTCTCCGCCTGTGTGGCGGGTCAGGTTGAGATGTTCCGAGACCTGCATGAGATGCGGATCTATCTGTCCATGACCTATCCCGATACGGCCTTTGAGCTGGTCGAGGTGACGGAAGAGACATGGCAAGGCTTCTATGACCAGGGAGTGTTTTTCGATGACTGGTCATAAATCCGTGATGCCGATAAATGGGGTTATCGGCAACAAAACCCTGATCGACTATCTCTCCTTTACCTGGGCACCGACCGAGTTACGCCAGATGGTCGAGTTGGCCAAGCAAGGTGCCATCTTGAAGGCTATCCCGCGCTTTGATACCCAGAACAAGGCCATCAAGGCGGCGTTGTCTGCCCCGCCCGTTGAGGGGTTGCGCTACCTGTGGAAACGTCCGGTGGGGTTTGCCCCCCTCGCCCGCTTCGACAAGGTGACTGAACGGCTCTATGGCAAGGCTGAGCGGTTGGGCGTTGCCCCTGCCCCCGCTGCCCTGGCGCCCGTGTACGACAAGGCCACCGAGCGGTTGAGCCTCAAGGGGGTGCCCAAGTCCCCTGCCCCGGTCTTTACCCCTTCCATGACCCAGATGATGGAGCATGCCCTGCACGCCAATTACAAGTCACGGGCCGACATGCGCAAAGAGCTCAAAGCCGTTTGCGCTGAGCTGCTCAAGTTTTCAGAGTTTGAGGTGGTCGAGGGTGCCAAGTATTGGGAAGCGTACAACGACTTGGTGGACAGCTACGGCGTCCAGTTCCTGGACACCCTTTGCTGCGCCGAGTTGGAAACATGGTTGGAAGAGCTGAACGCCCGCATTGGGGTTCCTATCCCTGAGCCACGTTTCACCATGCGCCCTCGCCGCTCCGGTCTGCATGGCTATGCCAACTCTGCCGATCTGCTGTGTGATGGCCTGCCCTGTGGCCTGATTGGTTGGGGCGCTGCTAACCATGGCTGCATGGTGAGTTTTTCCGGCGTGGGTTGTGCGGCCCTCGACTTGCCCGCGCTGCACTCCGTTATCTCTCACATTCCATCGGTGCGGATCACCCGCGTGGATTTAGCCCTGGACGATTACAGCGGCGACCACATCAGTTACCAGGGCGCGATCACTGCCGCTGAGGCTGGCGAGTTTCACCCGCAACGGGGCCGTGCCCCTTCCTGGATGAAAATAGAATCCGGTGAGTTTGTGATAGCCGAAATATCCAAGGGCATCGCCAAGCGGTTTGGCATGGCACCGACCAAAGGTTGCTCTTTTTATGTGGGCAGCCGGATCAATGGTAAATGTGCTCGCATATATGAGAAGGGAAAACAGATGCAGTCGGCGGATTGCCCGAACTGGGTACGCGCCGAAGGCGAGCTACACAATAAGGATAGAGTTATTCCGCTGGATGTCCTGGTCAATCCAGACCCCTATTTTGCGGGTATGTATCCGCAGTTTGCCAAATGGCTGGATGCCGTTTGCCAGGAAGAAATAACGCCGGTACGTGTGACCACCTTTAAAAATAAGTTCAAAACGTCCAGGGACAATGCCGTATTTAATATGTCCAGAATGGCGGGACGCCTTGTCAATTGGTTAGCAAGCATCGAGGGGCTCTCCCCTGAGAAGATTGTTACCCAATTAACAGCGCACCTGGGAGAAGATGATATTCCCGCGCGGTTAAGAATGCCGCTACCACCTGAGTTTTTATCGGGTGAGCATTGTTTGGTATCGACCTAAAAATCAGGTTCTTCAACGGAAGGTAAATAATATGTCTCTGCTAACTGGTGTTCTGGTCACTCGCGTGACTCATGGCTATGGTGTTTCCCGTAAATCTGGCGCCCCTGTGCCTTATGACTTTGCCCAGGTGGAATACTTGGCGGTTGCCAATAACGTAAATAAGCCCGAGTGTAATATCACCTCCTGGGGCTATGAGGTTCGCCAGTTGGCCTTGCGCAATGATTCACCGACTATTAAAGAGCTGGCCGACTGTCCTAAATTGGTGGCAGTGGATCTTATCCTGGAAGCGGATCCCCAGAATCCAACCCGCAACGTTGTTGTTGGCTTCCAGCCTACCAAAAAGCCGGTTTAACCGCCGCGCACCGAGGAGGAGGAGCGAGAGCGCGCAGCGATCGACGACGAGGGCGCGATAATGCTTTGTTTAAATATCACCTCTGAGGGATACGCCCGTATTGCTGAAGGGGATGCTTGTCAATATGTGCTCTTGACTGTCCAGGAGCATTCCAGGTTAACGGATATATCGAGCTGGTTTCAGTTCGATGTAACCACAACGTCAATAGCCTTTGGTTTCGGATTAACCATTTGGGTTATTGGTTTAAAACTGGGCGCCATTGCCCGTGTTATCGTAGGTGCAAAAAGAGGATAAATATAATGCAAAAACTTTCAGGCTTGTTCCGTAATGGTTGTATTGCTGCTGTCGCTTCCCTGTCTGCCGTTGGTGCTGCTCACGCTGCTGGTGAAGATGCCTCCGCCGCTGCCGGTGCTGCGCTCGATTCTGCGCTGGCAAGCGTTCAGTCGACCTCACCCAAGGTCATGATGGTGGTTGCTTCGGTTGTTGGCGTTGGCATCCTGATCAGCCTTATTCGCAAAGCCTAAGCCATGTCCCTGCTTATCGGGACGCTCTGGTTTTTGTTCTTTGTCGAGGGATGGAGAACATCCTTTTCAATCTAAGGCGGCTTCGGTCGCCTTTTTTCATATTGGGGGCTGTGTGCGAATAGGTTGGCTTCTGTTGTTTGTGTCCTTTTCTTCATACTCGTGGGACGGGTGTCCTCCTGATGTCTCGCTTGGTGAGGTGACAATGGCTACCCCTCTCCCCATCTGTTTGAAATATGAAGATTCGCCTAAGGGCGGTTGTGTTGTTAAGTGCAAAGGGGTATGTCTTCAGCGTCCCATTTATAATCGACAAGGGCCGGTTTATACCACTGGCGAGGCGTGCTCTATCAGTAGCGGCAATCCTGAGGGGAGTGGGAAAGGCAGTGGGGATGGGGACGGTGGCCCTGATGCGCCAGCCTCTGGTAATTCAGGTAGCACCGCTTTTCCTGGCTGGTATAACTTTGAGCCGGTGATTGGTGATGCCACCGGTACGTCTGTGTCTGGGGCTGTTGCCAAGCTGAATAAGAATCTCGGCAGTGCGTTTGCCATGTTAGCAGGTAATGCAGACCTCACTTATAGCGCGGTTAGTGATATAAGTGGCATGTCTCGGCGTGTGGTTAATGCCAGTGAAGCGGCTCAGCAGTTTTTAAAGGAAATCTCAGAATATAATCGAGTTGCAAATTCAATGATGGAAGGCATGAATCTTGTTGCGTCTCGCTCTGAAGCTTATTTAGAGCAGAGTAACACTTATATGGGCGCCATTTTGGATAAGATTGGTTCAAATTCCGATTCTACTGGTGGCAATGGCAATAATGGTGGCGAGGCTCCTATTGATTATTCTTTCTCGTTGAATCGACTGGCTAACTCTCTTAGTAGTCTTGAGGGTACGGCCCTGCGTATTGCGAATAATACAAATAACCAGTGGGGGCAGTTATATACCATTTCGCAAAATACTCAAAATGCGGCTAATTACACTATGGAAATGTTGCGGGGTATTGCCTCCATTGAGGATCTCTTACGCTCTGGTTCTGGTTCTGGTTCTGGTTCTGGTTCTGGTTCTGGTGGGGATGGCAATGGAAGTGGTGGCGGTGTGGATATTGATTACTCTAAAATGCCCGGCTCAGAGTCCACGCCGCTTTTTGTTCGTGGCGCATCCTATGATTCAAAGGGCTGTGAAGGTGGCGCTAATTGCTTTTTTGATGTGCCTACCGTGCAGGGTAAATTGGATGAGGCGAACAATGCTCTCACTGGGAGCTATAAAGCGATTAGCGAGGATATGAAGCGGATATTTTCATTTAATTTTTATGGCTCTGCCGAGCCCATGAAATGTTTGGATTTGTTTACTTTGTACGGTAAGGATTATTCTGTTTGTCCGCCCTCTTCTGATTTTTGGTCAACGTTGGCGGCGTTAATGATGTTTATTTTTTACTTCGTGGCATTGATGGTTATTTTTAAGAGGTGATGACATGGAATGGTTGAACGAGTTTTTCGGGGCGTTTTTTAACGATATATATAATTTGGCCGTCCAGTTTAGTGCGTGGATTGTGGTTCGGTTTGCGCTTCAGTGGGTGGAGTTCAAGCTATTTATGTTGAACTTTACCTGGGACGTGGCTAAAGAGGTGCTGCTTAATATTGAATTTAGTGCAATGTTGTCCTCTTCTTTTAATTTATTGCCTCCTGGGCTACGGGGGATATTGCTTTACCTTCATTTTGATAAGGGTTTGACAATCCTTTCCCAGGCGTTTGTTACCCGCTTCATGCTCAATATGATGGGGTGGTAAATGTCTATCAAGATCCATCACGGCGCCCCTGGTTCCTATAAGTCATCAGGGGCCATTCATACCGATGTGTTGCCAGCCATCAAGGCAGGCCGTCATATCGTCACCAACGTGCGCGGCTTCACGGCTGAGCGGTGTAGGGAGGTGCTGGGCAAGGCGGTGCCGGATGATTTCCAGGTGACGTATGTCGAAACCGAATCCCAGGAGGGTCGGGATCATTTCGCTCGTTTCTATCACTGGGCACCCAAGGGTGTTTTCTTCCTGGTCGATGAAGTACAGCGGGTATTTCCACCTTCCTGGCGCCAAAGCGATTTAGACCGGCTGAATTATCCTGGTGGGCCGGATGTGGCAAAGAATGATGGGCGACCCGAAACAATAGACGTGGCCTTTGATATGCACCGTCACCATAACTGGGATTTCGTATTCACCACGCCGAACATTAAAAAGGTGCACCAGGTAATCCGAGCCGCTGCCGAAACGGCGATTCGTCATACCAATATGGCGATATTGGGGGTGGGTGGTCGTTATAAGACGGTATTGCACCTCTCTGATAACTCCGGTTCGTCCATGTCCGATGTGTTGCAAGCCAAGCCATTTAATAAGGTGCCAAAGTATGTTTTCAAACTTTATGACTCAACTACAACCGGTAAAGTCTCGGATACAACAGCGGGTAGCTCGATATTACGAGATCCTAAAATTCTGTTTTTTCTGGCGCTGTGGGGGCTTTGTGTATTCTTTGGCTTCATCAAGCCTGAGTATATTGATGCTCCTGCTAAGGCCTCTCCGGCTGCTGCTGGCGCCTCTTCGGTTCCTGGGGCGGTGGATGGTACTCCCGCTGATGGGGTACGTCCTGGCGGCGCTCCTGTTGCGTCTCCTGGCGGGGTTCTTTCTGTAGGGCCGTTCGCAGGGCATCAGCTGATCATTAGCTGCCATGTCCTGGTGAAGGATCACCGGGGCGTGTATCGCGTTGAGTATTGCTTCTCGCTACGTAAGGGCGATGACGTGCAGGCCCTCCATAGCGATGACTGGCCGGACGAACTCGCTCGCGTGGATGCAATGAGCGCCTGCCATGCTGTGGTGAGGTATCAGGGCCAGCCAGTGGATGTGTATTGCGATCCAGAGGGTGACGCCCTGCGCCGGAAATACAATGCTGCCCTCTTTGCTGGCGGCGATACCAAAAATGCGCCATCGGATGACCGGTCATAACCATAAAGGTGAACGGGTATGAAAAGCATAACCGCACCACTCGGTTTCTTATGTTAAATACAGATGTTAAGGCTCCAAAGAATGGGGGCGGTAGCCCCTACAAGCCGCCCCTCTCTGCTAATTTGGCCCCTACAGTCTCGCGGCGGAACACGCTGATATAGCCCCGAGACTGGATCACCCCCTTCCCTGCAAAACCGGCTTTTAAGGCTTTCCGGTACTGAGGGATGTAAACGCCTCAGCGCAATTTGATGTTTCGATTTCCCTGCTAAGATGTTAAATTGCTGATTGTTTTATTTTTATAGGGTTCAGCATTATGAATGTATATAAATACTTGGGACGAATTGCTTCTGAGTGTTTCTTGAGAGACTTAACAATTCGTTTTTCACAGCCTAAGGCTTTGAATGATCCATTTGAATTAAGTCCAGAGTTTTATGGTGAAAGTTGTGATTTGAATGGGCAGACTCGATTTAAAACAAAATATGAATTAAGTGATGGGCCGTCAGTTTTTAAAGATTACATTCTTCCTATACAAAAGGTATATAAAGAACGTTTAATGGTTGATATGAAGTTGCAGATTGAACAGCTTAACTCCGTGCTTGGTGTCTTGTGCTTGACACAGGATACGCATCCATTACCTAGAAACTCTTTAATGTGGGCTCATTATGGTGAGTCTCATTCTGGAATAGCGATTAAGTTTAAGTCTGGCTGTGAGTTTTTGGCTGATGCCCATGATGTTAACTATGTTAAATTTAGGCCTGTAATAAATGCCAAGGTGTTTCATGATCATCCGATAATATCTATTGGTGATTTATTTTTTAAATCTGACTCATGGAAGTATGAAAATGAAATAAGAATATCAAAAAGGCTGGTTGATTGTATCAATAAGAACATAAAGGATTCCTTTGGTTACGATATTTATGTTTATGATATTTCTCCTGAAGTGCTTGACTGTATATACATCGGGGCTAATGCTAGCACCAGTTTAAAAGAGCTTGCTCTGGAATTTAATATGAAAACTGGTATTGACGTTATTTATTTGGCGGTAGGTTCTAGCCAATATTCATTGATTCCGTGTAGTTTTAATAGTCGTAAGGGTTATGGTGAGATGATTGGGCATATTTTGAGTATTCATAAGGAGAGTCAGGAGCTTCTGTGAGTTGCTGGCGGTCCCCTCCCCCCGTGTAGTAATACGGGGGGAATTCTACCTCTACCCCTCCCCTCTCCCTGGGGGATTTTTTCCTCGAACCCTCGATGGTGGGGCCATACGGGCAACCTCTCGGCCCAGGCCCACTCGGGCGAGTGTTTAGAGCAGGGGCCCTTACACTAAAGCGCGGGGGGCGCAGCCTCCAGCTTTCGCGGCGCAACGCGCCGACATATGACTGTCTATCAACCCAACAAAATGGGGGCCTCCGCCCCCAAACATCACATCACGCCAAGTTTTTTCCTCCAGTAGAAGGCTGTCATCTGCCGTTCTGATCGTTCCACCTGGATGATGGCTAGGGCTTCGATCCTTCGTCTATCGAACCTCACGCCTGTGGGTGACACAAGGCAGTCATTCGCCATCCTCCAGCCTTCCCAGTGCTTCCAGATAGTGGGCAACTCTCTACCGGAAGCCATACGCATTAGCCGTTTATAGACAGGTGGGATCTCTTTGCCCTTATCCCAATATGTGACCTGCCTCACAGAAACGAAACATAGATTTGCCACCTCTTCAACTGAAAAGCCGCATTCAAACCAGCGAAATATGAAGTTTTTGGTCAACTCTCGTTCCATCCAAGTAAATACCTGATAAACCAGCAAAATTGCGTGGGCTGGCTTATCGGCCGGTTTCGGATGGGCATTTAACAAAACATGGCATTATGCGAAATGACGGATGCAGGAGGACAGAATGAAGAAACCTGAGCAATGGAGCCGTTTTGATGCGGCTGACGGCTTGGCCACCGAGGCCGACATGGTTGCCTATCTGCAGGCAGCTCTTGAAGATGGTGATCCGGCGCTGCTGACTGCGGCGTTTGATGATGTGGAACGTGCCCGCGCCAAACTGCGTGGCAAGCCGCGCTACACACTGGAAGAACTGCTTGCCCAGTGTGACCCCAATGCTATTTCACGAGGTGAAATGGATTGGGGTCAAGATTAGAGATTACGAGGAATAAGCAGACGTATGCTTCGACGCATAATTATTGCAGGCCTCATTGGCTTTGTGCAATTCATTGGCTTTAGACCAAAGTTGCTCTGGCGAGGCTCCAGACTTCTTCATGGCCTCATACTCTTGTTCTAGTTTTTTTCTCATTCTCGCTGAGAACAAGCATCTCATCATCACATATGTTCATATATAGGGGCTTCCTCGTAAGTAGAGCAAAATGCTCTAGACAGATATGAGTCCAGCTTGGATGAATTTCAAGCTATGGCGAGCTGAGGCACTAAACTGATGCCGATAAATGTGGTTATCGGCAACAAAACCCTGATCGACTATCTCTCCTTTACCTGGGCACCGACCGAGTTACGCCAGATTGTCGAGTTGGCCAAGCAAGGTGCCATCTTGAAGGCTATCCCGCGCTTCGATACCCAGAACAAGGCCATCAAGGCGGCATTGTCTATCCCGCCCGTTGAGGGGCTGCGTTACCTGTGGAAGCGTCCGGTGGGGTTTGCTCCCCTCGCCCGCTTCGACAAGGTGACTGAACGGCTCTATGACAAGGCTGAGCGGTTGGGCGTTGCCCCTGCCCCTGCTGCCCTGGCGCCGGTGTACGACAAGGCCACCGATCAGTTGAGCCTCAAGGGTGTGCCCAAGTCCCCTGCCCCGGTCTTTACCCCTTCTATGACGCAGATGATGGAGGCAGGCCTTCGGCTTTTAACGTACCAGTCGCTTTTTGGGCTTGATGCGCAAGTTCAGTTCAAGCTCCCGATACGCTTGGTTCCAAGCAACCCCTTTGACGTTACGCAGGTAGAGGAAGCAGAGGCCAAAGCCCCAGTTCCGCTGGCTGTTGGTGATGCGCAGCAACCAATCCAAAATAAGCTGGTTTTCATCGGCGAGCATGGGTTGATAGCGATAACAGCCTTCGCTGACCTTGAAGATGTTGCAGGCTAGCCGGATAGAAATAGCAAAGAGTGACACGGCTTTGGTAGCCATCTCCCTGCGGGCAGATAGCGTCACCACTTTTTCGGCGATGATCTGAGCATCGCTAAAGCGTGATGTTTTCATGTAGAACCTCCAGCGTTCAAGATACGGGAAAATTCTACTTATGAGCACCCCGGATTTTCGGGGGGGGATTACCATAGATTCACGGCATGAGCCGTGGGTGACATAGCCACCAAGACTGCAACAGCAATTACGTTATGTAGGATCCTCTTATTCATCACAGCCATTCCCCTTTGGCATGACTGCGGAATGACCGCTGGCGGCAGAATTAAACAAGGCATAAGCCTTGTATCGCTCCTCAGTGTTGACTGAATATTTCTCTATATCGCCGGACTTTTCTTTGGCATCCGAGTCATACCGAGAATAGATACACCCTATAGCTGCGTTAGAACTTCTCATACCATCGAGGACAGCTGTAGTATCCGTTGTGTCCAGTAGCAGCAGGCTCCTCATCACCCTGTAACCTTGTCTCAGAGCCTTCTTCTGGAGTTCAGCATCCGGTAGTGAGTTGATGTAGGCGTCCAGGTCATCACGCACACCATTACCATCTACATCCGGACCGGCTACGTCTGCATCGCGGTTTAACTTTGGCGCTGTGCCATCGGCATCCATTTTCAATAAAGCCTCTCGCACACTGCCTGATGCCGCCGGGGGCGTGATGCCTGGATCTTGCCCAGTGTCACCATCCCCCCCACCACAGGCGTAAAGGCCCATCATTGATAGCAGCAGTAGTGCCGCTCTGGTCAACTTCATTTGACTTCTCCTTGTTGCTAGGCCGGTGAATCGTCCCCAGTTCCCTAGACACCTCAGAGCCTTAAAATGAGACAACTATTTGGGTGCCTACTTCTTGCCAGACTCAATTGCAGATGCTCCGGTAACGAAACTGTTGCGGTTGTGACAAGTCAATCTCCCCTTCGCAGAAGGATACCGGAACGTCCAGCCCATTGATCATCAGCAAATTGGCATGCTTGTGAGCCTTCGCATCTCGGTGCGTGAGGTTGAATGCACGGTACACAGGGGCTCCCGATTTGATTGCGGAGTGGAACGAACACTCTACCCGCTCCGCAATGTGCACTGTCGCGATCTTCAGGGCGATCATACAGGTCTCCGCAGAGGGCCGGTCGCCTATCGTAGAGCATCCTGGGCCACCCTCAAGTGCTGGCTGTGGCCATCAGATCAGGGTCGCCTTGCCTTCGATGAACACGAGGCGCTTGCCGTCTTCACGAGGAGCGACACGCGGCAGGACCGTGTTGGAGTTACCGAGGACATAAGAACCTTTACTCAGATAGAAATAAGCATCCGTCGCATCCTTCTTCGGGGTCAAGACAGAACCTCTGTCATTGCAAATGAAGAAAACCCCGTAGCTCCCTTTGGTCAATGACATCACCTCAGCGAACTCCAACCCGTTGGCTGGACGGGTTGCTTTCACGTAGGTGTTGTACCTGTCATCCGCCGGGTCAAAGCATGAAAAGTCGTAGTCGTCTACAGTCGTCGGCTCACAGACATAATCAGCAAGGGAGGACTTAGCCAGTAAGCTACGCAGCTTATCGCCATCGGCAGAATCAACTTCCCGTTTCTCATAGTTGGCCTTGAGCACGCGCAGCACGGTAGCTGCCGATTTGTAGTCTTCACCCGGTTGCAGCTTGGCCGTAAAGACTTTCCCTCCAACAAGGGGATATTGATCTGCCATCCCTGAGATGAAACCCAGTCCCAGACCTAGGGCCCCACCACCAAGAGACCCCAAACTACCACTCAGGTCATTTGCCAGCAGCAAAGTATTGCTCGTTGAGGTGACAACGGTGTCCAGCCCTTTGCTATAGGAATTGTCTTTCAGCAGATACGGGTAACCCGCGTAAGCCGCGACGTTCAACGCCACACTCTTGCTCTTATCCTGAGTGAATGGCTGTCCCAAATCTTTGGGGGTGGAAGAGCACCCTGTTAAAGCTGCAATCGAAAATACAGATGCAACAATAAAATTCCCTTTCATTTTTCTCTCTCAGAGCCGGGCGCACCGGCAAGTTTTAGGTGGGGTCATTTGAATTCGATGGGGATTCTACTGGCAATATTTTCGCGCGATCTAGCCCTGTCTCTCTTTTTTCTTACAGAACGTGATGGAGATAGACAATTACGCCTAGGTGTGGGCGGAGAGTACACAGACCACAGCGCATAATGCGATTTATATGAAAAATCCCCCGCCAGGCATACAGACACCTGGCGGAGGACCCCCTGCCCCTGCGGGATTATCGCGGGGGTCAGTTTTCAACATAAATACTGAACATTATGCGCAGTTGTAGTTTGTTGGACAGAACGAGGTGTCAGATATTGGTTTATCAGGCTGCAGATTCTGGTTATAGGGTTGGCCACTTGGCATGCCATTTAACTTGTTATCTCTCACTTTTTCCTGTTCATTCGTGCAGTCGGTCTAGCGGTTTGTGGTTGGCGCTTTCGTGGCGTTCGCTGTTGCCGGTGTGCAGGTACTTGGAGGTGGTGTCTATGCTGTCATGGCCCGCATCGGCCTGCACATGGGATAGCGGCCGCCCGTTGAGATTGATGTCGTGGGTAATGCCGGTGTGGCGAATGGAATGCGGGGTCAGGTTGCGCATTTCGGTTGAGTCTTGGGCAAAACCGTCTTGCTCAGCCAGGTTCGCGGCAGTCTGGATGACCGTCATGACCAGTTCACGCAGTTGGCGGATCCCGAGATTGGCATTGAGTTCGCCTTGTTCCCGGCCATGTGCGGCGGCCTTGTGGCGCACAAAGAGCGGCGTCTGTTCATTGGGTGCCGGCAATGGCGACAACCCCAGGAAGATCCGATAGCGCTCTAGGGCCACCAGCAAGGCATGGGATACCGCCACTGTGCGCCGCTTGCCGCCCTTGCTGCGTGGAATGTAATACCCCCAGACGCCGGTTTTGCCATCGCGGCGAAACTGGCCCATGACGGGTGTGAAGCCTGGTCTGGCGGCCACTTCCGAAATGCGCAGATAACAGGCGTACATCAGGCTTATCAGGAAGCGGCTGCGCTCGTGCTGATCCGGTGATCCGGTTGCCAGTCGGTCGGCGGCCTGCATGACGTAAGACCATTGCAGCTCGCTGAAGGCCTGGCCCTGATCATCGGGCTCCTGCTGGACCGGTCGCTTGACTCGCTGCAGCAGCAGTGCCGGATTTCTGTCCATGTACTCTTCCTGGATCAGAAACTGGAAGAAGGCTGACAGGATGGCGAGCTTGGTTTTCATTGCCTGCTCGCTGAGGCGGTATGGCAGTTCGCGGCCCAGCTCCCGTTTGCCAAGAAACGGTCGCCACAAGGGGTTGGGCAGCCGTTCTCCCCACTCCTTGTCGAGAATGAACTGCGCCACGTTGCGGTAGGCAATCAGCTGCTCTGGCGGTGCCTGGCAGTAGTCGAGGTAGCGCATCATGATGCGCCGGGTCAGATCTTTCGGGCTGATAGCCAGCGCGCTGAAACACCAGTGCAGAAATGTCGTCAACTCGCTGCGGTAGGTTTTGTAGTTGTTCTCGTTGTGGCGTTGTTCCAGCAGCCAGTCGACCGCCAGTTCGTAGACGAGTCCCGCATCGGGTACGTTGTTCAGGCTGAGGTTGGCCAGATACTGATTGACTTGGGGATTGCCCGCCTCCAGGTGAGCCAGGCCATCAAACAGCGGCAT